GTGACGTACAGGGTGTCGCTGTCACGGTCCCACGCCAGCCACACTGCTGCGGTGGGGTGGTCAATACCGAAGTCGATGCCCACGATGCGGGGCCAGTGGGCGGGTATCTGGAACGGCTGGATCGCCACCGCCTCATCGGCCAGGGGGAAGACCCGACCAGAGCCCATCGATGGGATGCCCTTGGTCCTCGCGTCCCGCTCATGCTCCGGGTAGCTGGCGATGATCCGCTCACGCTCCTCGTCGGTGTAGTGCTCCACGTCGTGGACGGTCATGTTGGTGACCGTCGTGCCGCCTGGCTTGTCCAGGAGGAAACGGCGCACCACGTCGGACATGCCCATCAACGGCGTGAATGTGACGAACACCAAGCCATTGGTGGCGTTGGTCCGCGTCAGCGCTTCGCTGTAGATCGACATGGGCGGCTCTTCGTCGAGCCATATACCGTCGACCGTGTCAGCCTGCCATTTGGTGCGGCCCTGGTCGTAGGAGTTGAACTGGATCACACTCTGCTCGCCGCTGATGTGCTTCACGACGCAGCTGGCCACCGCATCGGCGACGCCCTGCCTGGCACTGGTGTCGAGCAGGCAGTCGTGCGGAATAGCGCCGGTGCCCCACTCGTCGTGCAGTTCAGGCGGGCCGATCAGCAAGCGCTGCTGCCCTTTGCGCGTGAGCTCCGCGGACTCCGATCCAACCATCCACCGGGTGGCGCGTGGAAAGCGCCTACCGGTCCACCATGCCGGGTACCGGCCGGTGGCGTGCATCGCGACCTCGAAAGCACCAGAGAAGGTCTTGCCGCTCTGGTTCGCTGCCATGAAGAGGCGTTCGCGATACTGCGACCCGGCGTTGTGGAATTCGAGTTGTTTGCCGTACGGCTTGTAAGCCGTCAGGCGGTTGCGCTTCGCGCGCAGATCCTTTTCCCGCAGCAGGTCATAGACTTCTCGCTTCTCAGCAAGGCTGAGCGCCGAGAGATCGATGGCCGGCTGCGCGATCACTTAGAGACCGCCTTGCTCAGTAGCGCGGAAAGGCGCTGATCCAGCTCATCGCCGGTCATCTCCAGGGTGCCCGAGATCTTCATCTCGATCGCCTTCAATTTCGGTTGGTTGTACTGCAGAAGCTCAGTGAGCGTGCGGATCTTGGTGTCCGTGTCGACGAGCCCGACCGTAACGGCCTTGCCGTCCTTATCAAAGACCTGCGCGCCTTTCGCGTCGAGCACCGGCACCTGGGTCGCCAGGACGCGTGCTATCTCAGCGGCCGGGTCCAGGCCCGCATCGATGCACGCCTGGGCGACTGTTTTCAGATTGATAGCGCCAGGCCTACGCGCCGACGTGTGCCCAGCGTGACCGGCGCCGTTGCGCAGGCCAGTGCTTTTCGACGTGTGTACCCGACCAGTCATCCCGGCCGGCGTGTCAAAAGCGCCCGACGTGGCAAGCAAGGGCGCGCCATCGTCGTCTTCCTCGGCGCGGCGCTGGCGTTTTACCGCTGCGCTGGACGGGATCTTTGCGCTCATGGCTTTACACCTTGCCGGGGATGATCCCGCCAGAGAAGCCGCCTATCGCGCCAGGCTTGCCGCCGTGCGACTTGTAAGGGGTCTGCGTGCCGTTCGTGCCAGGCATCGGTACAGACACCTTGCCAGGGATCTCGCCCTTGCCTTGTGTCTGATCGCTGCCAGTGGGTCCTGCTGATCCTGCGCGGAATACGTTTGTCATCACATCATCTCCTCGTCTGCGTACATATCGCGATTGGCTTTCGAACGCGACGCGGCTTCTTCGTTCCACATCGCTTCAGGGGCGGCGTCTTCAGCGCCGACTAGCTCTTCGATGGCGTCGAGGGCGTCCCCGACAGCGTCAAAGGTCATCATTTGCGGAGCGGCGCCGTCCATCTCGACAGAGACAGAAACAGCGCCGTCATCGGCAATTTCAAGCGTAATGGTTTGCGGCATGTCGGTGTGTCTCCTAGTCGGGGGTGCCCGTGCTCAAGAATAGCCGCGATGTTCTCACATATCAAGACGTTAAACCAGTTAGAAGGATTTTCGAAGGATGTTCGATAGCTTTTTTCTATCAAAATAAAATTGACTATAGAAAAGATTATTTACTTGATACTTGACGTCAAGCATTGACAATCGTCTAATAGCCCTGCAACACCGAACGACTGCGGACCGGCGCAGACCAAACACCGGGGGCCGGGGCGGATGCCTCACAGGACAAACCGGCCAACTCGTATAGCGCTGACGCTGCGCTACTGATGAGGCCCAGCAGGCCGAAACGATCCCAGGGGATACCGCCATGCATAAATTCACAGTCAAGCCTCTCGAAAACGGCAAATACGCAATCCTGGAAGACGGCAAGTACTGCTTCTACAACACCGAGCCCTTTACCTGCAACAAAACAGACGTGCCGGAGATTATGCGTCTGCTGAACGGCGGTGTGCCCGTGTCAGAGTTCTTCGCAGACGGTGGCGACGACTACTACGGCAGCCCATCTCACGCAGAGAACGGTGACGCGTGGTTCTACGCCGGCTGCGAAGGTGCTTGGTGAAAGGACGAAACGCCCGCCAGGGCGTCTGCCGGTGTGTGCCGGCACTGATGAGTCCATCAACCCAGTCCCAGGAGGACAACAACATGATCATAAAATACAAAACTTCTGTTTTCACGCCGGCTGGTTGGCGCGACGAACTGGTGACGGCTCGCGTCGAGCTGCTGTCCCCCAAACGCGGCAAAGTTGTCGACGTCATCGACGTCGGCGGAAACGGTGCCACTGGGTACGCTAGTCGGACCGGCGCCAAGCGCCAAGCTTACAACGTGGGCGGCGTCGCGCAGCGAGAGTTGGGCGCGATCAAGATCTTAAGCAAAGTTGAAATTGCTGCTTGACAGCAAGTATCTATACTACTCACTCAGCCGACCGCCGGTCGGCGAACAAGGTCCCAGGAGGACAGCATGACACTCGAAGAGATCAAAAAAGCAGTAGACCAAGGCAAGGAGGTTTTCTGGAGGCACTCTGGGTACAGAGTGGTTGCTGGGACACAAAAAGCCAGTGGCGAGTATTTCGTCGTATGCACTGAAAACCAGTACACCGTCGGGCTGACATGGCGCGATGGCAAGACAATGAACGGCAGCGAAATTGACTTTTATATTGTTGCTTGACAGCAAGTATCAAGTATCTATACTACTCACTCAGCCGACCGCCGGTCGGCGAACAAGGTCCCAGGAGGACAACAACATGCAAAACGCACACATCGTAAATCTTGATCTGGTCCGCGTAGTCGACCAGCTTGGCAGCATAAAAGCGCAGATCGCTGATCTGCAGAAAATTGAAAAAGAACTCAAGGCGGATCTCGCCGGCAGCGGGTTCGCATTCGTCGACGGCGCGCAGTACCGCGCCAGCATCCACTGGCAGGGCCACACCAGCATCGACTGGCGTGCGATTGCCGAACACTTTAACCCCAGCCGCCAGCTGGTGACCGCGCACTCAAGCCACGGCGACCTGTCTCCGGTAGTGCGTGTCAGCGCTCGCAAGACGTCGTAAAGACGAAACGCCGTGAGGCGTCTGCAGACTACGGCCACCCTGCACTGATGAGTCAGGCCAACATTGTCCCAGGAGGACACCATGCACCGTTTCTCACGCCCGTCCGTACAAACTTCTTTCCGCGCCAACCGTCCGCTGACCGCCGGTGAGATCGGCCACTACGCACCCAGCGTGCTGGCCAACGAAGCCCACGAGAGCCGTGGCGACCGCTACACATACATCCCGACAGGCGATGTGCTGCAGGCGCTGGCGACTCACGACTTTTTGCCTTACGAAGTGCGCCAGACCAAGGTCCGCGACCAAGGCCGACGCGACCACACCAAGCACATGGTGCGTCTGCGCCACGCCAGTGCGGACATTCGCACCGGTGAGGTGCCTGAGATCATCCTGGTGAACAGCCACGACGGCACCAGCTCTTATCAGATCATGGCCGGTTTCTTCCGCATGGTCTGCAGCAACGGGCTGATCGCGGGTGACATCAACACCGACGTGCGTGTCCGCCACAGCGGCAACGTGGTCGGCGACGTGATCGAAGGCAGCTTCGAAGTCCTGCAGGCTTTGGAGGAAATCGAACGCCGCAAGGAGTCCTACAAGGCGATCGAGTTGTCGCCCACCGAGCAGCTGATCCTGGCTGAAGAGGCGGTGAAGCTGCGCTGGGGTGAAGAGTCCACCATCAACCCACGCCGCCTGCTTTCCGCACAGCGTTCAGCAGACGTCCCGAACACGCTGTGGAACACGTTCAACCGTGTGCAGGAGAACCTGATCAAGGGCGGCGTGTCTGGCCGCAGTGCAACAGGCCGCCGCACCACCTCCCGCGCTGTGGGCGGAGTCAACGAGAACGTCAAACTGAACCGCGCGCTGTGGGCTCTGACCGAGAAAATGGCCGAGCTCAAAGCCGCATAGGACGAAACGCACAGGGACGTGCGTCTGCCGGTGTGTGCCGGTACTGATGAGTCCGACCCAGGAGAAATATGAACAACACCACCATCCTCATCCGGTTGCTGGAAACTGCAATCGAATCAAACGCGGGCGGGCACCAGGTGCTTGGCTTGCTGGCCTCAGCGCGAGACAAGCTGATCCTGCTCTCTGCCGCTCAGGACGTGGCCAAGCAAAACGACGCTACGCTGGAACTACTTCAACAGATCTTGGATGAGGAGAATTAACGTGCTCACGAAAGAACAGTTCCTGGACCTGGGATGGTCCGATAACTTGCGCAAGCAGTTTGAAATGCTTTTGCTCGAAGGAAACGGCAAGGCCTTCTCTGCTAACCGCTTGCCCGACGGGTCCCTGCGAGGCAGAGTCTGGGCCGAGATCCCGGAGGACTGGGACACCGACTTGGTCTACGTGTTCGGCGAACCCGAACCGCAACCGATTGCAAAGCCTGGCCCGACCGCTGTCTCTAGGACCGCCCAAGCGCTGCAGCTGATCGACGAAGGCTGGTCCGCCTACAAAGCCTGCAAATTTGTTGGCCTCAGCCAGGCGGCAGTATCGCGGGCTCGCAAACGCCGCGAAGGGCGAGAAGATTGCCCGCATTGCGGTCAGCTGATGAAAGCGTAGAACTGCTCTTGCTCCTGCTGTTTCCTCACCAACGCCTCGCGGATACGAACATCCGTCGGGGCGATTGGTCTGAACACCCTCACCGTCTCTTCCCCTCTGCCGCTGCGCACAATCCGCTTGATCGTCTGGTCGTACAGCTCGTAGCTGTGCGGAAGTGAGTACCAGTACATCGCGGAGAAGTGCTGCTGCAGGCCATCAACCCCGTGCGCAGCTGACCCCGGCTGCAACAACGCGTGCTGCACCTCTCCCCTTTTTGCCGCGGCAAGACCCTTCTTGGTCGTGATGTCCACCGCATCCGGGAACGCCGCCTTCAGCCTGGCTAACTCATGCGTGTACCAGTACACCGTGATCAAGGGCTCCCCTTCCAAATCCTCCACCAGCGCCTTCAAGTCCTCGATCTTCCGATCGTGCATGACCGTCGTGCCGCCGTGATCATTGAACACCTCCCCGTTGCCCATCTGGTGAAGCTTCCCGCTGACCACTCCCAGGCTGCCGGCCGTGATCTCATCCTCGATAAAATCCGCCACCATCTCACTGCGCATGCGCTGGATCTGCTCCATCACTTGCTCTGGCAACACCACCGGTCGATCAACTTCAACAAACCGCAATCCAAGATCCGGCGACGCGGCGTAGAACAGATCAGCAATCAGCGGGTACAACTGCTCCTCCGCCCCCTGCCTCAGCTTCCAACTGAACACCCTGCCGGTGTGTCGGTCCACTTTGTTGGGCTCCAGGAAGCGCGCCCTGAACCCTGTCAACGTGTGCCCCAGCCGCTCGCCCCCATCCAGCAAGTACACCGGTGCGTACAACTCATGCGCTGTGCCGGGCCTTGGCGAGCCGCTCATCAACAGCAGCCTGGGGGCCATCTTCTTGCGGATCGCGTTCATGGCTTTCCACCCCACCGAACCCGCCCTGCCGCCTTTGCGCAGCCTGCTGGCCTCATCGAAAACTACCAGGTCGAAGTTCCACTGTTTGGCTGGGACATTCTTCACTAGCCACGGGAAGTGATCATGGCTGACCACCAGCACGTCTGTGTTCTGTGCCAGCGCTGCTCTTCTGTGCGTCTCATTCCCGAGGCACTGTGAGAACGTCAGCGGCAGGCCCCACTGCGGCGCCTGTTCCTCGTACTGTGGCACGACACGCATCGGAGCCACCACCAACACCCGCCTTGCAGTGAAACGCTCGTACAGCGCTTCCCAGGCAGCGTGCAACGCGACCGCCGTCTTCCCTGCCCCAGGCTTTGCTGCCAGGTAAAGGTTCCTTTGCGCAACAATGCCGATCGCTTCTTTCTGAAACGCTCTAAGGTTTAACAACATCGACCCGGTACCCTTTTTCCTGCAGCCACTTGATCACCCGACACTGGATCGCTGAAAGCTTTCCAGTGTCGGCCTTGAGTTCTTCGAACCTGACATACCTTGCCACCAGCTCCTGGTGTTCCATCGGTACCGGCAACAGCACCAGCCTGTCGGGTATCCCCGCATGCCCGGTCTGCTTCAAGTACATCCCGTCGGCGGCTTCAACCTCCGCCTTGCGTCGTTTCTCCAGTTTTGCTTCCTGTCCCACTGCGGCCCCCTGGCCCACTAAAAAGGGCCTTTCTATACCGCCCTATACGGAAAGGTATATATGTTTATTTATACAGTATATCTATTTCTCACATGTATATACCTGATATATAGAGGGACAGTAGGACAAAGAGGTTTTAAAAACCAACAATCAATGACTTACAGCTGCCCACTAAAGTGGACCTTTACAGGGCCACAAGTGGGACAGCGCCCTTTTGGTGGGACAGAAACTCAGAAATCTCCTGGGTGCTCAGTTTTTTCCTGCTCCACACCCGACATCTCACTCCGTCTCGACGCTGTCGACCCATAAACCCATACCCCAACCGACCCAGCGACGCACCCACATTTTTCTCAGACACTAGGGTTGCGCCGGCCAACTTCAACGCAGTCACCAGCTCCGAGAACACCAAAGTGTCCCCAAAGAACTCATCCTCGATCACGTCCTCGACCAGCGAATCCAGCTCCGGCTTGACCGCTTCCAAAACAATACTGCGAACCTGCGTATCCGGTGCTCGTCCATCGACGACGAACTCCGGGTGCAGTGAGTACCCTAAAAGCCATCGACGAATTGCCCCAGGGTGAGCCTGCAAAGCGCCGAAGAGCCGATTGAAGTAACCGCTTGAACTCATCGACCTGGCAGCATCCAGCTCTATCGCGGAGTGCAGGAACATGTACCGCCTGTCTCCGTCTGTCACTGGCGCGCCGTCCATGTAGTTGGAAAGCAGCAGGTAGTTGGCGGTGTTGGGCGCCATGTAAGGGGCACGCCCTTTGGGGTGGATCTCGGCAATGTCATTGGTGATCAGAGGCTTGAGCGCATTCATCACGTCGAACCGGTTGTGCCCGTGCTGCTTCATTTCCTCCAGCACAATCAGCGCCGCCCCGTTGGCCCAGTCCGTGAAAGGCGACTCAAGCACCTTCGCGGTAACGGACCTTACGTTGACCATCCCCATGGCAGCGCCCACCATGCCCGCCCAGAAAGACTTACCATCGCCCTCGACTCCAAACAGGTACGGCGCCCATCGAACCTTCACCCCTGGGCTCTGCACTTGCCAGGCGCACCACGACAAGAAGATCCCCCGCTCACGATCGTCAGGGAACATTCGCCTGGCGTGGTCCACCATCAGGCCCACGGCCGCCAACCCCGCGGCGTCGCCCGCGTCCCCGATCTCAGGCACAAGGTCCTCGCGGTAGAGATTCGCCCACCGGCAACCGTTCATGTCAAACACCTGCCCGGCCCAGGGCACATACGCGAGGTTGTCCACCACTGGCATGTTCCAGGACTCCAGGCACGCGGTGTCCGCCCGTGCCCGCTCCCCGCTGTCCTCATCCACTGGCATGTGCCGGTTGTACAGCGCTCGGAAACCGAAGGCGGTCACCAGCTGCTTGTTGCGAAGGCTGAAGAACTTGTCCCCGTTCGCGCAAAAGACCCACTCCCGAGCCCACTCCGGAGCATCGGCCGCCGCCATCTCAATGTCACGCGACACCCTGGCCGGGCGCAACCAACCGCGCACAGCGCCGATACCGATAGCCCCGCCCAGCTCGCGCACGCGCACCCGGATCGCCACTGCCAGCGACTCCCGATCCACTTCAAGCATCTTCACGCCCCGTGCGTCGCGGGAGATCTCCACCTCCAGCGTGGCCAGTTCGGTGGCCGCCTCGACCCGTGCCCGCAGCTGCGCCACGGTGGCCGCAGAGGACGCCACGCGCGCCGCGTCGCGCGGTGCCTTGGTCTCATGGATAAGCGTGGCCAGGGTGACCCGCCGCCCGCTGTACCCGCCGAAACTGTCCCAGCGCTCGCGGCCGTACGCGGGGCCCTTGTACTTGCTGGACTCCTCGAACATCTTGTCCCACAGATCGAACCCCTCATCGGAGCCCTCGAACTGGTGGTGCAGCGCCTGGCCGACCTTAACCCAATCGTCGTAATGGCACTCGAGGTCTATATAAGGGGCGATGTCCAGGATAACGCGGTCCTCGTCCCAACCATCAAGTGGCTGCTGAGCCAGTGCCAGCAGCGCGCGGTCGTCGTCGTCGTCCAAGATCAAAGCCGGCTGGGCGGAGCCGGTCACCTTGATCACGTCCCAGCCCTGCGGGAGGTAGGCGGGCAGTACGTCCAGGAAGGCACGCGCCCGGTGCTCATCGAGCTCGGGCAGCGCCTGTTCCCACCACCGGTCCACGTTCCAGGTAAACTCCCCGCCCGTGTCTGGGTGGATACCCTCGACGACATAGAACTGCCCGTCCCCGAGCACCTCCACCGCCCAGTCCTTGCCGGCAAGGTTCTTGGTCGAGCCGTCAGGGGCGCGCAGGAATGCCTTGACCTTGCGGAACGGCGTGTCAGTGCGGTACATCAGCAGCCGCTTGGGGGCGTGGCCGATACGCACCGGCGCGAACCCTAGCTCGAGCTCAGCAGCCAGCTGGACCGCCAACGCGCAGGGCTCGTCAGTGATGTCGATGTCCACCGCCGGGCGGTGCCGGGCGAGCATACCGACGTTGGCCTTGGGCCGCTCCTGCGCGATGGCGGACAACGCCGCGCGTGACAGGCCCAGCTCCCACCCGTCAGCGATAGGACGCTTGCCGCGCGGAGCGACAGGAACGAGCTCACAATCCTGCAGAACCCGCAGGGCTTCAGGTAGAAACATGGTTAGTTTCTCCCGGTGAGTGTCTTCCGTAAACCGTTCAAGCCGTCGGCCACCACCATCGCGGCGAGCACACGGGCGCGGTCCTGGGGGTGTTCAAAAGCGGTCTCATCGGGGTGGCGTTTCATCGCCTCCAGGCAGTCAGCGATCAGGTCGTCCATGTACTTAACTCTGTGGTCTATCATTGTTTTTCTCCAAGGAATGGGAGCACATCCAAAATAGCCTCGCCGACAGTGCCGGTAAGATCTGGGTGCTCAAGAATGTAAATTTCGACAGACTCTTCAAAAGCCTGCGAGTAAAGAACGGCTGTCCCACCCCGAAGGAGGTGAGCCAGTATATCGGGAGGTATAGCGACTGAGATCATCATAAGCCCTCTTAACGGGGGCTCAAATGTAGCTCTTCTACCCGTGCGCGCGCAAGTGCAAAGTCTGTTTAAATAAAACGCTTGCACGGTTTTACCCCAACGGTGTACGCTTTGCATACCGAGTCCCAGGAGGACGCCCCACCGGAACTTCTCCTTGCCTCGCGTCCAAACAAAGCCAAGGAGATCCAGATGCACGTAAAATTCAGTTTCGATTCCCACGACAGCCCCGAGGTTTTACGCCTCGCCGGGGCATTCCTGACAACCCTGTCAGACCTCGACCACCAGCCGCAGTCGCAGCTGTCACCGTCAGCCGAAGGTGAGCGCATCTTGTTCGGACGCCCAAACCCTTTCGCCCAAGAAAAGGCTATCCCCACCCCCATTGCGCAGGAAGAAGCACCCTCAAAAAAGAAACGTGCTGCCAAGACTGCGCCGGAGAGCTTGGCGGACAGTGGTCAGAGCCCGTCTGCACCGATTGTTGGTGGCAGCGATACTGCGGACACAAGCTCGGCTCCGGCCGTTGACCTGCCCAAGGTACGCGCGCTGCTGTCTGAGAAGAGCCGCACCGGCAAGCTCACCCAAGTTCAAGCACTGATCGCCCAATACGGTGGCAAGACACTCCCCGACATTCCGGCCGACAAACTGGCCGAGGTTTATTCCAAAGGACTCGCACTATGAAAGCATTCATCGTAATTACCGACGCCGAAGACGGCACACTGACACTGGAAGGCGGCCTTGAAAACCCGGAGGAGATCTTGGCCGAGGGAGGCATGAGCGGAGCCGCGATCTACTGGTCCTTCTTGACACAGAACAGCGACCGGCTGATGGAAGAAGCCGCGGTATGGTTCGCCGATAAAGTTAAGCTGGCGGCGGAGGGCAAAGATGAACAGTCCCACTGAACACCGAGCGCACGCGATCTGCAGCGCCTCGGGCAGTGGCAAGTGGCTCGTCTGCACGCCCAGCGCCAGGCTCGAAGAGAACTTCCCGGATGAGGGCAGCGCGTTTGCCTCCGAAGGGACGTTGGCGCACGAAGCATTTGATGCGATGCTGAAGTGCTACCTTAGCGGCAACGACGATTCGGACGTGGCGCACGCGATAGCGATCACCGCCACCCTGCCAGATGGCATGCTGGACTACGTTCAAGAGGCGTACGACCGAGCGGTGGTGCTGATCGATGACGCCTACGCCCGCTGCCCTGACCCGGTGATCCTGGCAGAGAAGCGCCTGGACTTCAGCAGATGGGTGCCGGAAGGGTTCGGCAAGGGCGACCTGGTCATCATCACCGACGACCTGGTAGACGTTGCTGACTTGAAGTACGGCAAGGGTGTGCTTGTGCCGGCGCAGGGCAACAGTCAGATGCGCCTGTACGGGCTGGGGGCTTACAACGAACTCAGCCACCTGTATCCGATTAAACGCGTGCGCATGCACGTTTTTCAGCCCAGGCTGGACAACTGGAGCTGCGAGGAGCTTACCGTTGAGGAGCTGCTCACCTGGGCCGAGGAAGTTGTTGTGCCCAAGGCCAAGCTGGCGTTTGCTGGCGAGGGCGAGATGGTTGCCGGCGATCACTGTCACAGTTCGTTTTGCCGGGCCAGGTTCACCTGCCCTGAGAGGGACAAAGCGCGCCGAGAGTTAGTGGAAACGTCCTTCGCGCTGCAGCCCGCAGAAGCGCTGACAGTAGAGCAGATGGCGCAGGTCCTCTCCCTCGCTGACCAAGTCATCAAGTGGCTGGGTGATGTGAAGGAGTGGGCATTCCAACAGGCGGAGAGGGGCAACCCGGTGCCAGGATTCAAGCTGGTCGAAGGGCGCAGCAATCGCAAGTACCGCAGCGAAGAAGAGATCATCGAGCTTCTCTCCGTGGAGGGTATCCCGGAAGCGTTGGTTTACAAGCGCAACCTAATCGGGATCACCGAGATGGAGAAGCTGCTTGGCAAAAAGAAATTCGCCGAGGTTCTCGGCAACGCAATCGAGAAACCGCAGGGCAAGCCAACGCTTGTCCCGGAGTCCGATAAACGGCCAGCGCTCGACACGCTGTCCTATTTTGAAACTGAAGAGTCCCAGGAGGACCCGCAATAATGAGCACACAACTTGTACTGAAGAACGTCCGTTTGTCCTACTGCTACGCCGTCAAAGGCAAGCTGAACAAGAAAGGCGACCGCGTCTGGAGCACCACCCTTTTGGTGCCCAAGGACCACCCGCAGGTGGAAGAGATCAAAGCTGCGATCAAGTTCGCGATCGATAAGAATGCGGCGAAGCTGGGCAAGGGGCTGATCAAAAAGCCGCTGCTGGACGGCGACGCGAAGGAAGACGACCAGTTCAAGTATGGGGACGCGATCAATCGTGGCCACTACCTGCTGCGTGCGGCAAACTACAACCGCGCACCGAAAGTTGTTGACCAGCAGAAGAACGAGATCCTGGACGCCGATCAGCTGTACAGCGGCTGCTACGCGAACGTGGTGATCAACTTTTACGCCTACGCCGGCGACGAGAACAAGGGCATCAGCCCAGGGCTCGAAGCGATCCAGAAGAAGCGCGACGGTGAGCGCCTGAGCGGATCTGAGGTCGACGTCAACGAAGTCTTCAGCACCGAAGACGACGATGACTTGGACTTCCTGAAGTAAGAAAGGCGGCGCCTGCCAAGACGGGGGCGCCAACCACCCCGGATGTCCAACGTGTGACCCAGAGGAGAGCGAAGATGATAATTCGGCAGGTAAAGGATGATTGGTTCAGATTGGACGCTGACGGTCTCGTGTTTTTTGGATACACCCAAGAGCACGTGCGGCATAAGTTTCTCGCTTGGGTGCGAGAGCATGACCTGAAGGGGCTGCGGTGATGCTCTACGAAATCATGTGCATCGCTATGGCGATCTACCACGAAGCCCGTGGCGAGCCACTTGAAGGCCAGTACGCAGTGGCTCAAGTAGTGATGAACAGGGTCCACGATCCACGGTACCCGGATGACGCTTGCAGTGTGGTGTACGAAGGCGGCGAGACACGGCATGAGTGCCAGTTCAGCTTCTTTTGCGACGGCAAGTCAGACCAGCCCACCGACGATGTACCGTGGAGAGTAGCGCAGCTGATTGCTGCAGCGGTGTACGAAGGGCGCAGTGCTCCGGTAGTTGGCGAAGCAACGCACTACCACGCACGACGAGTGCATCCTGACTGGGCGAGTAATGGCTACGTTGTAGCTACGGTTAACGATCACATATTTTATCGAGGTGTGAAATGACGATATCACTACTACGCGGCCGGCTGAACGTGGCACGTGCGCAGTACGCCCTGTCGCGGGTATACCTGTCAGTAGCAAACAAGCGGAAGATGCCACGTGGCCCCGCCCTTTGCGCTTGCCGACACTGGCGCAACGAGATACTTACAACAGCAATCCAGCTGCGCATCGCGCTGCTAAGGGGGAAGGTATGCACTTTGTTTATTGCCAAGTAGGAGGATGTCTGAATTCAAGGGAAGGCTCATCCGGGTACTGCGAAGAACACTCGCACCGGCAAGAGTCAGCAATACCCACTGCCCCGCAAATACTAAAGACCGCAATCGGTCACATGGAAGAACGCGCAGCGACATACGACCAGCCGCAGGGCGAGCGCAGCATGGGCAAGACGGTGACAATGTTCAACGCGCTGACCGGCAACACGCTGACAGACGAGCAGGGCTGGCTGTTCATGGCCTGCTTGAAGATGGTCAGGGCGCAGCAGGGCGGCTATCGTGCCGACAGCTATGAGGACGGCGCAGCGTACTTCGCGCTTGCCGGTGAGAGCGCAGCACAGGAGCGAGGCGAGGGTGGGTTCGGGAGCACTGGGCGATGAGAAGCAACACCTACTATTACAACCTGAGCCGCGCCGCCGACAAGCAGAACCCTGAGCGCGAGAAGCTGGAAGCGCAAATAAAAGAGTACCTTGCAAAAGGCGGCAAGATCAAACATGTACCCCTCGGGGCCAGCGCGATGGGTCCGATCACGGATCACGAAACTTGCAAGAAGCTGGAAAAACTAAAAATATTTGGAGATGAATGATGGACGAGGACCTTATGAAGTTTGATGGCCTTGATGACGCAATTCTTGGCGTCGCCTGCCGTG